CCTCCTATCTATTGGTATCAGTCAAAAAGTTGTCGAGTTAATTATGACAAAATAAAATTTTCATATAAGAGAAAAAAAATAATTTCGTCTTTGTCGTATGAAATTATTAAGTATGTTGACCATAAAATTGAAGTTGATAATTTCTTTGATGTGTATTTTTGTGATAAAGATGTTGATTTTAAATTATACTATGATAAAAATTCTAATTTTGATGATATCAATGTGTTAAAAGTTATCTATAACGAACAAGTTGTTGGTTACACAAGATTTCTCAGTTTGGATAGGAATATTTTAGCATTGGAAACAAGTTATGCTTATGATTACCCTAAAATGTCTCTTGGAATAAACTTTATAGTTCTATTAGCAAAATACGTTAAACAACAAAATAAATCACATCTTTATATCTATGAAAGTTATGCTGATTATTTTCCATATAAATTGGAAGTACCTGGTGTAGAGTTTTGGAATGGGGAAGAATGGATTTAGTTAAATATTTATAATTAAATCACAATTATGACTAACTATAAAAATATCGAACAGACTATTGAAATTTTAAGTAAATACAAAAAAGTATTATTTCTAACCTGTTCAAACAGATATCAAAAAATACTTGAAAAACAAACACCTAAATCTACAATTTTAGCTGAAGTCATTGCAAAAAAATTAGATAACGTTACTACAATAAATGTTCCTGATTTAAATATACACCCTTGTGAGGGTAATGTATCTCGAGAGGACGGTAATAAGTGTGGGTTAAAAGATGCACTATTAAAAGATAAAGAAAAAAATCCATCAGGATATCACAGGTGTTGGGCATCCATTCATAACGAAGATGATGAACTTTGGAAAATATCTAAAGAATTATTTGAATCTGATTGCGTTGTATTTTTTACATCAGTAAGATGGGGAAACGCTAATATGTTTTATCAAAAATTAATCGAAAGATTAAATTGGATTAATAATAGATATATACCGGGTGGGGAACCTAATATTATTAAAGATATTACATCTGGTTTTATTTGTGTTGGTCAACATCAATACGCCGATTCAATAACTAAATTACAAAAAGATAATCATGATTATTATGGTTTTAAAACTAATGATGACCTTTATTGGTATTGGATGGCTGAAAATGTTGAATACGATGAAGAAACATACCAAGGTTACTTAGAAAGTTATCCCGAATTCTTTGAAAACTTCAAAATTATCAAAAAGTAATATTTTAGTATTTATATCTATATGGCTAACGGTAAAACATATGGTATAACATTTCCATTTAGAGATTCATTTGATGGAAAATATTTAGACCTTACAGATTATTCTGAAGAAGAAATTAAAACTAATTTAACTCATCTTCTTTTAACTAAAAAAGGAACTAGATATTTTATGCCTGATTTTGGTACAAGATTATACGAATATATCTTTGAACCATTGGACGGACCAACATTTAATGATATTGAATCTGAAATAAAAGATTCTGTACAAAAATATATTCCAAATTTACAAATTACTTCTGTAAAGGTTGAACCTATAATATCACCTGATGGTGGTTCAAATCTAACAACATTTAATGAAACTGATGGTTTAACACTACCCGATTTGGCAACTAACGAACATACAGCAAAAGTAACTATAGATTATAATGTTACTAATAATGTGTTTAATACGTCTGACTTTATAATTATTAATATATAAAATGGCAAAACAGATTTCATATACCACAAGAGATTTCCAATCAATTAGATTAGAACTTATTAATTTTGTACAAACTTATTACCCTGATTTAATTCAAAATGTAAATGACGCATCTGTTTTTTCTGTTTTTTTAGATTTGAATGCTGCGGTTACCGATAACCTTAATTTTAATATTGACAGGTCTTTACAGGAAACTGTTTTACAATATGCTCAAAAAGATTCATCAATATATAATATCGCAAGAACCTACGGATTAAAAATTCCAGGTTTAAGACCATCGATAGCTTTAGTTGATTTTTCAATTACTGTTCCAGCTCTTGGTGAGGGTGATAGTGAAAACTTAGAATATTGTGGTATATTAAGAAGAGGAAGTCAGGTATTAGGTGCGGGACAAACATTTGAAACACCATATGATATTGATTTTTCATCACCGTTTAATAATGAAGGGTTTCCTAATAGATTAAAAATACCAAACTTCAATGCAAATGGAACTCTTGTTAATTATACGATAGTTAAAAGAGAACCTGTTGTTAATGGTGTAACAAGAGTTTTCAAAAAAGTAATTACTCAGGCTGATTCAAGACCATTTTTAGAAGTTTTCTTACCTGAAAAAAATGTTTTAGGTGTGACAGGTGTATTGGTTAAAAACGGTACAAACTATACTAACATTCCTACAGTACAAGAATTTTTAGGACAAGTTAATAAATGGTATGAAGTACAAGCTTTAGCTGAAGATAGAATTTTTATTGAAGATAGTACAAAAACTTCTGACAATCCTGGTATTAAAGTTGGAAAATATTTACAAACAAACCAAAAATTTATCACTGAATATACACCACAAGGGTTTCTAAAAATGACTTTTGGTGGTGGTAACACATCTACAGATGAACTATTAAGAGAATATGCTAGAAACGGAACACCGTTAGATATATCAAAATATCAAAATAATTTTTCATTAGGTGCTACAATCCAACCAAATACAAGTTTATTTGTTCAATATCGAGTTGGTGGTGGATTACAAAGTAATTTAGGTGTTGGAATAATTAACCAAGTTGGTACTATTAATTTTTCAGTTAACGGACCAAACTCAACACAGAATACTAATACAATAAATTCATTAAGTTGTAATAATGTTACTGCGGCTATTGGTGGAGCGGACGCACCGACAATTGAAGAGATTAGAAATTTAGTTAGTTTTAATTTCGCGGCACAAAATAGAGCGGTAACAATTAATGATTATGACGCTATATTAAGAAAAATGCCTTCACAGTTTGGTGCACCTGCAAAAGTTGCGATAACTGAAGAAGATAACAAGATTAATATTAATATTTTATCTTACGATACTGAAGGTAATTTAACAAGTACTATATCAAATTCACTTAGAAGTAATATCGCGACATATCTTTCTAACTATAGAATGATTAACGATTATATTTTTGTGTCTAGTGCTGAAGTTATTGATTTGGCTTTTGATGTTTCAGTAGTATTAGATGCTAGTCAAAACCAGGGAGTTGTAATTACAAATTTAATTGATAAGATTAGTGAATATATGAGTCCTACAACTCGTAATATGGGACAAAATGTTTATGTGTCAGAAATAAGAAGACTTGTACAAGATGAAAACGGTGTTATAACTGTTGCGGATATTAAAGTTTATAACAAAGTTGGTGGGTTATATTCATCAGCTCAAACATCACAAAGATATTCAAATACATCAACTAAACAAATTGATTTAATAGACGATACTATTTTTGCACAACCGACACAAACTTACGATATTAGGTTCCCAAATAAAGACATTAGAATTTTAGTAAAGAACTTATCTTCAGTTAACTTTAGTTAAGATTGTTTATTTTTATAAAAGTGTGTTTAAAATATTTATTAAAAAACACACATGTCATCATCATATAGAATTAGAACTGAGTTAGGAGTAAACAAGACCATTCAGGTTAAGTTAGAACAAAATTTTGACACATTAGAATTATTGTCTTTAACAATCTCGCCTAATAATTTATACACAAGGTCTTGTGCTAATTATGGTGTTGTCGTTGGTAGGGTTTTTTGTAATAACGGATTTGGATTACCAAATGTTAGATTATCAATCTTTGTAGGTTTAGATGATTTGGATGCAAATGATGTTATCATTAGTACACTTTATCCTTATAGAGAAGTTAATGATGTTAATGAAGATGGATATAAATATAATTTATTACCATATAGTCCATCATATAATGGACACATACCTGTAGGTACTTTTCCTGATAGGGAAGATGCTTTGGTAAATGACACTGTTATACAGGTCTACGACAAATATTACAAGTTTACAGTTAGTACCAATGATTCGGGTGACTTTATGATTTTCGGAGTTCCGCCAGGTCAACAGACATTATTTATGCAAGTTGATTTATCTGATATTGGGGAGTTCTCAATGACACCACAAGATTTAGTTAGAATGGGTGTTGCTAGTGAATCTCAATTAGACGGAACACAATTTAAGTTTTCAACTAACTATAGTGAATTACCTCAAATTGTTACTATTTCTAAAACAATACAAGTAAGACCATTTTATGGTGAACAAGAAATTTGTGATTACGCAATTGTTAGAACAGATTTTGATTTAACATCCGAGAGAAATATTTTAATACAACCCACCGCAGTGTTTATGGGTTCAATATTTTCAACTGAAGATGAATTAAAAGTTTCACCTAATAGAACTTCTCAGGCACTACAAGATAGCAACTTTTGTAAAGTTAAAAAATCTATTGGTGAAATGTGTAATTTAACAACAGGTCCAGGACAAATTTTGGCGATAAGACAAACATCTATTGAAGATGCTGACGGATTACCAGTTCTTGAAGAATATAAATTAGAAAACGCTGGTAAAGTTATTGATGAAAATGGTGCTTGGGTAACTGAAGTACCCATGAATTTAAATTATGTTTATACTGATGAGGAAGGTAATCGAAGAATAAGTAATAACCCTAGACTTGGTATACCAACAACTGGCAAATATAGATTTAAAGTCAAATGGGACCAATCACCACAAATATCGGAACAGACAAAAAGAGCTTATTTTTTAGTACCAAATATTAAAGAGTACGGGTGGCAAAGTAGCGATATTGACCCAATAAATGTTAGTCTTTATGATGGTAATGATATTGTTACTAGTCCTGATTTATATACCACAGAAGTTAATTTATTTTCGATTATAAATCAGTCTGATTTAAATAACTATGTTTATCGAATTAATCAAACAAGTAACGCTGAAAATTTACAAATATTTTATCCTGATGGTAGACAATACCTAAGTAAAAACTTTGTAAACGCTTCTACTAATTTCCAAATAGTTTGGGAAAAAACAGATTTTGAAACTCCGACACAAATACAATTTCTTAGAATTTTAAAAACAAGATATAAGTTAGAACAATCATACGCCTTTAGTCTTGATTGGTTAGAATATGCTAATATTGATGATGCGATATTGTGTAATGATACCTTTATGGAAATGAGGTATAATAAGGTATATACTGTGAGTCAGATGATTGATAGATATGCTGGTGGCATAAGACCATCAAGTACTATACAAATTAAAAACATACAAGACTCAAGTTGTAATGGACAATATAATAAATTCCCAACGAATGATGTGTTTTATCGAAGTAGTTTTACGTTTGTATTTAACAACATGATGATGGAAATTGTAAAATATCTATTACTTGGGATAATACCTACTATTCACACATTGGCTTTTTTCTGGTTGGTTTTAGGTCCAATTATTGCGGCGATAATTTGGGCGATACAAGTAATCGTTAGGGCTATTTGTGTGTTTCTTAATTGGGTTCGTAGAAAATTTGGTAAACCCCAAAGAACTTGTGCGCCTGTTAGTGATTTTAGAAGTTTAATTGGAAACAATCCATTTTTGAATATTAACTTAGCCTTATTATTATATACTGAAGATGGTTGTGAAAGATGTAATTGTAGTCCTGATGGTATAACTGCTGACACAAGTATAACTACTCAATATGTACCTTACCAAGATTTACAAGTGTCTATTTTGGCAGATACGACTAGCTTTGAATATTATTTAGGTAGTCCTAATGTGGATTTCAATACTCTTAATGATGACGAATATGTACCAGTTATTCTTGCAGGTAACGCTGAGTTATCAGGAGTTCGAAAAAGAACACCATTTCTTGTTATCTCAACTACAGTTGCTACGGGAAATGGGGATATTGACTATAACGAAAGAAAATTTTCAACATCTTTACCTTTTTCAGAATATTTAAATAAATTAAATTTTGATAGTTATTATTTTGTTCCTAAGTTAATTCAACCAAACAGTCCAGTTCTTGGTAATAGTTCGATACCAAGAGGTATTAAAGTTGAAATTGAACCTGAATTAAATCCAAACAAATATCATTATGATAGTTGTATGTTTATTGTATTAGATGAAGGTCAAACATTTGAAAATGGTACAATCTTGTCTTTCCAAGACCCTAGTTTATCTAATGATAGAAATAACGTTAGTGTTTTTAATACTACAGGGACTACTGGGTCAATCCAACCTGATGGGGTTTACAATGGTGAAAATCTTGTTGGTTATAATGTAACAATTAATTGGTTAAATCCTAATATAGGTAACCCAACAAATAATACGACAACCTATGTAATAACTGGAAATACTTTTGATAATGCTGTCACATATTTTCCGTCAGACATTGAATATTTTCAAGTTATAACAACAATAGATTTAAGTCGAATAGGAGGAATATTATCAGACCAATATTCAATGTATAATTATACCCCTTATGGAATAAACTGTATGTACAAATTGGTTAGAAGTAATCCAGGATGGATTGATTTCGGTGGTCCTAATTCTTGGAGAGCACCGATTGCAAGTCTTGTACAAGGTAATGGTATGCCTCAAATTAAAGCTGTTTTATTAATGAGAGGGGTAGATGTTCATTCACCTAGAGTTTACCAAAAAATAACATTTGGTGGTTTGATTGCTAGTACTGAAGGTGGTGATGATTATGTTGAGGGATATTATAAACTTAATATACCTCGACAATATAAACCTGGTTTAAGTGCCGCCCAACAAAAAATGGTAAATAGACACAATCAGTTACAAACAAATAATAGTGTTGATGAATTAGCGTCAACAATATTTTACGAATCATACATGTTTAATTATTCAAATGGATTTGTTCCATTTACATCTGAATTACATAAATATTATTCGGCATTAGATACTAAAAATTTTGGTAATAGTGATATTCCTGTTGAATATACAAATACTAATGAACCAGGATATGCACCTTTTGAAGGTAATATGTATATAACCCAAAATGGATATCTTCAAGTTGGTGGTAATAATTTTTTCACGGCAGATTTTGGGGCGACAGAAACTTGTCCTAGCGGTTCTGCCCAAGACCAATGTGGTAATATCCCAAATTCACCAACAACTCATTTTATATCATATGGTGCTAAACAAATTGCAAATAATTATCCAATGCTTAATGGATATAATTTTGGGTTTACTCTTGATGGTGGTTCAGTATACCAATTTAAATTAAATGGTTGGTACGCATTTCCTGAAAATTGTAGTGATTCTGACCAATATCTAACTGAAGATGTTCTTAATTCTATATCTTATTTCTCACCATCGTATAGAACAATCACCCCGCCACCATCAAACACACCATTTTATAATTCAGTTAATTTTAACAATAGGAATAAAATTGTTGTTAGATGTGAAAGAATGCCAACTTCAACAACCGAAGATATTTCTGGACCAAATAGTTTTCAAATGCATCAAAACAGTAAGTTTGCTGTATTCTCATTTACTGACACGGGAAATGTTACATCTTTAACAAATGTGACACAATACCCGACAGATTCTGATAATGACTCTGCAAATGTATTTGTCCCTTATTCTACAGTATTAGAATCGGTGACATCTTGTGAAAAATCAGTTACCTTGGCATGTTATGATGTTGATTCAGATGGTAACCCATCAATCGCACCTAATTTTTTGGATATTATGGAACCTCAACCTGGAAGAATAAAATATTTTAAATATGGTACAGGGTGTTATAATTTAGTATCAAGAGCATTTGAATCTTTACCTAAAGATTTGGCAAATGTATTTGAATGGACAAATAGAAACAAAATTAGCAACGCTGCGTGTTTAGGAGTGTTTTCACATTCATATTCTAATAGTTGGATTAACGGAACCTTATTCGCATATCCATTTCAGAATAAAAGGTTATTTGATATTCAAAATAGACCATATAGTGTATACTGTAAAGATACTATATACCTTCATGAAACGAGTAATAATTTCTATTATAGAAGTAGTCCGTATTCAGTTTCAGGTAGGTTTATAGGTAGGGATAGTGAAATTACATCAGTTGGTAATAAAACGTATTTACAAAGCCCAACAACAATGATGGATTTAGGTCCCAAAGCTTCTTTTATACAAGAAATTGTAAACTCAGATGAATATGATGGTTATATTGTATCAAAACTACCATCAACATCATTTAAAGATGTTAGTGAATTATTTAACTTATATATCCTAAGTAGGATTATTAAGAAAAATTTTTGGGAAGGTCTATTAACTGCTATAATACCTGATATTGTAACCTTTGCATTTTTCTATAATCGGAGATGGAGTAATGGTGTTAATTTTCTTCCGGGTAATACTGATGGTGATTATCCACAAATGATATCAATAAATTCTGAATTTGGTATTACCGAATTTAACATTTCGAATTACGCACAACCTGCAGATTCGGCATTTCAACCAATCTATTTTAGTAATTCATTTGGTTCCCCAATATTTGGTGTATTCTTAACAGGTGATACACAAGATAGAGATTATATCTCACCTAGACGAACAATTATTGTTGATAACGCATTAGTTACCTCACCACAATATTATTATTATACGGAAATACCTACAAAAACACAAGTAGTTCCATTTTACCAATGGAATTTAATTGATGAGGTAAATATTTTTGGAGATAAAAATAATAATTGGAAAACAGAATACCCATCAGGTAGTGGTAATTATTCCCAAGAATTTTTTAACCATAGTTATCAAAAAATGGATAGAATAAATCCTTCATCAAGATACTTTAAACCTGATGGTATTAACGCTAGTAATTTTAGAGCAACTATTATAAATTTTGAAAATGGGGTACCAACAAAAAATTTACCGTCAGGATATGATTACGCACCATTTACAGTTGGTGACCCATTCCATTTTTATTTTGGATTGAAGAAAGGTGCTAGTGCTATGGATAAATTTAGAATAAAATATGTTAATACCGAAGAAATAATTGAGTAACCAGAATGAAATAAGAATAATTAAAGGTTCATTAAGATTTGCCGGTGCGAATGATGTATCATCGGCATTGCCGGTAACTTTACAAAATACTCAAAAGGAATTTACCGAATACGATAGAAATTTACTTTTTGATTTGGAAAATCTTTTTGATAGTGAAAGACAAAAATCTAATAAATTTGTGCCTACATGTAAGTTAACATTTATTTTTCAAAATGCTTACAGTGGATTTACCGCAGGGTCTAAATTCAGTCCATATAAACCGATTAATCATAATTTATACTATGTTAATCCCGAACAGTCTCGTATTGAACAATCATCACAACAAAATCCTGACAATGAAATTGCTTGGGGAGGGTATCCTCAGTACGATGAATTTTGTTTTATAAGGACTGACTCAAATGTATCAGGGTATACTGCAAACGCACCTAATGAACCTGCACATATTTTATTTGACCCAAAGGACGCATCATTTTATAATTGGTTTGTCTATTTGTCTTATCCATATTTAAATGATTATGAACAACAACTTGAGTATGTACAACCAAATGGAGAATTATTTAGTTGGATTGTTGGCGATGGTATACCTTTTTATATTACAAACGGTGAAATTAATGGTCATCCTGTAATTTATTTTAATTGTCCATATCCTCATGGATTATCGGATAGTGATAGTATTGAATTGTCGTTTTCGTGTAATACTCAAAATATATTTGATGTTTATACATTAGGTAATGAATTTGCTGGTTCTGTTGAAACAATATTTACGATATATAATTTTGGTTTTACTTGTGGACTTTTTAGTGATGGTGCAAATGGAACATTTAAAAGAATTATAAATAAAGAAAATCCTGAAGAGTCTAAATCTAAATATTATATTAGAAAACATCTTATTGTTAGTAATTATGATGATGCAATTTTAACTAATGCTGGATTTGAAAATAGCGCATTTAGGAAAGTTACAAAATATGAATCATCGTCGTTAACCCCTAATTTTAGACCAAGGGTGTCAGTAAAAGAATCTAATCAAACTTATAATTTATCATTTAAAAATGATTTTAGTGTTTCACAATTAAGAGATAATCTTAAACGACCTTTAACCGAATTATATGTTACAGTAGTTAATAGAGGACGATTTGGTTGGTTTGATGAATTAAGACAAGGTTGGCATTTTAATATTGGACCTAATGTTAATACATGGTGGACCCAAAACCCTAATTCGTATTTTAATATTGGTCGAGAATCATTTATTAAACCTGGTCCTATTGTTATTATTAATGGTAATAGTGTTCAATTCCCTATTTATTTTTATTATAATAATCCATTAAATATTAATGATTCGATAAATGGTCCTTTATGTGAATGGAATAACATAACACAAAATGAATTTGTTATTTCAGAATATTATCATAAGATAAGATTTAATATTCAAGTTTTTAATACAGGAGTAAATTATAACCGAGGGTATTATTATAATCCTCATTATAAATTACAATTAAGAAGTTTTTCACCATATGTTGAAGAAAGTGACGGACAAGTTATTGATAACTTACCATACTATAGTTATTACTCAAATTTAAACCAAGAGTTTATATGGAGGGATATTTACCCTTATGGATATGTTGATAGTGAAGGGGTTGGGGTTGATAATCCATATTTAAATAATAAACACTATTTGTTTGAAAATTTTATTTTTAGACTAATACCTGAAGGAAGTAATGTTGACCAAACCTTCACACAAGTTAATGACCCAACAATAGATGATTGTGAATAAATATAAAATAGTGAATTCAAATCTGAGTAAGAAAATAAATGTTGCTTTAGATATGAATTGGGATTTTTTAGATAGGGAAGATACTTTAATAAAATATGAGGGTAATATATTACCTGATATTTTAGGTAATCCTGTAGATTACGAAGTTGAAAGATTTGTTAAAAAAACTGTAATTGAAGGTATTGAAAGTGGGTTTACTTATAATTTAAATTTTAAAAACGCAACATCTAATACATGGACATTAAGTTATTTAGAATCCAATAGATTTACTTTTAAAGAAGTTTATGAAAACCAACCAAAATTTAGAAAGTCATTTTTTAAATTTGATTTTTATGATACGACAAATAATTTAAGAAGAAAAAATTATTTAACAATTATATTAAATAAGAGGAATAATAAAATACCATATCTTATACAAAACCCTGAAAGAACTGTTGAATTAGATATACCTTCATATACTTTAAATTATAATCGTAATCAGGAAGGGTTTTTTATTTATTGGTTTAAAGACCCAACGGTTTTAAACATAGATACATTATATATGACTTGTAAATTTTTTGATGCGAATACAGGTCAATTTACTGTGTTTACAAGTGAAAATCAAAATGAATCTACAAACCCAAACCAATTACCCGATAACTTTTTTTACAGACAAGTAAACTTTGATTATAACAATTATACATACACAATTACACCTGTTAATGAAATTGATAATATACTAACTAACATAGATTGGTATGAATACATTAATCCTTAAATGATGGACATATATAGAATAAAAATATCACCTGGAGTTCTTGATGGAGACATTATAAGTGAAACCTATAATGGAAACACTTTTGGAATTTATACTGGATTAACGAGTGTTTTAACTGGTGGTACTAATGGTACGTCACTACTTACAGGTTTAACTGTTCCGATATTATTAAAACAAAAATACCAAGACCTTGGATATTACAGTGGTTTTGATGGTAATATATCACAAGAAGTTATATCTACTAATTTCATATTTTATGGTAATGTGAATGATGAATACACGTATAGTTTTATTAATACATCTGATACTGAAAATGTTTATTTGTTTGATTCAACATATGTTGTAAAATGGGGTGATGGTAGTCAAGAAACGGTAACAACATCTTACCCAATTAGTATGACGCACACTTACCCTAACCCTGTTTCAGAACCAGTGTACTACACAATAACTTTAACACAAAATAATACTTGGGGTGTTGTAAATGTTGAAAAAATTGTTAGAATACCATATTCAAACAGTGTTGATAATAACCCATTTGGTACTGTTACCTTTGCAAATAATAATGGTAATTGGAGTGGTACACCATCATCGTACAATTTTACATTTACGGGAGACGCTTACAATACCTTGGCTCAACAGGTAAGTTCATTTTACACTACAGTACCATTTATAGTTAGTGGTAATACACTATCAAGATTAAATGATTTGGTAACATATGGTTCAAATCAATTTACTGTTGGTCAAACAATATTACTTGCCGATGGTACGTATGGTACTGTTGATTCATTAACTAACAGTTATACGGGATATACCATTAATGATGTAACTTATTATGATTTTTCTAATGGAACCAGTGTATTTGTATTACCATCTTCAGGTATGACATCTGAAATGTTTTCAGTTAGTGCTATCACTAAAAACGAAGCGTTATTAAACGTCATTGACCAACCACAATTATTCAACAGTGTTTTTGTTGAAAGGGGTAAAAATTCTGGTGTTGAAAATTTCCAAAGAATAGGGGAAGTATCAAACATGTATGATTTACTAAACTACGGATATAACTTTTTTAATATTGTATAGAAATACAATATTAACTATTTATAAAAATAAACTATTAAACTAAAAACCTTTGGCGACAGGTAATTACGGAACTATAAGATTGGCGGATGTGAGTCCAGCTGATGTTGAAATTATATTAAATTATACTCCATCAAGAGATGATACTCAAAATTTTATTCTTAAAAAATTAAATTCATTAGATATTTTAAGACCATATTTTAGTAATACAAGTGTTGGTGGAAATACAAATGAAATTTTAGGTGGGTTGTATAACCTTACATTACCTGCAGACGAATTTAATAGTTTAGGGATTTATACTTTATTATTAAGACCTACTCAAATTAGAACAATAATTACTGATTGTGGTGTTTTATCGGCATTACCAAACGTTAGAGGTATTATAATTGATTTATTAAATGTACCATCTGAGTATCTTAATAAATTTGTAAACCAAGGACTTGTTGGTTATAGAATTGAATATCTAAATACTGATGGTACTAAAGTTACTAACTTCTTTAGAATTATCACATCTTCATTTTATTGTGAGGCGGTATTAACTAATATTAACAGCACATCTGATAAAGCGGTTAGATATCGATATACTGAAAGTGAAAGTAATCTTTTGTTTTTAACACTTTCACCTAGCTCATCACCATCAAATAAACCTAATGTTACACCATTTATTGGTTCACCTGGGCAAAACATCTTGATTACAAATACATATTTTGACCCAACAACTGTTGAGGTCGAAATTGTTCAGAATGATATTGAGACATTAGCGATTGCTCTTTACGGTAATCAAACTAAATCGATGGAAGATGGAATTTACACTATTTACGATAGTGATAATAACATTTACAAACAATATAACCTTTACGAAATTAGAGACCAATTTAACGAGTTGTTATACGAAGTTAGACAAGATAGAGGTAATAATATTGATTTCACTAAGAATTTTGACAATATAACTGCGTAATGGCAAATTACACGTGTCCACCACAAAAAGCATCAGGTCAGGGTACCTTTTCAGATAACCTTGTTGGTTTACAATTAACACAAGGTGGAGGATTAACGCTTGGTAATTTTGCATTTACAACAAACGCCACACAAAAAGTTAATAGAAATTTTGAAACTGGTGTTTTTTCAGAACCAATATCATTAAATAGTCTTAATATTAATACGGTTGCTCAATCACAATCAATCTTTAATTATAATTTTAAGATATTACCTAATTTTGATGAAACCGATGTGATGAGTTTTGTTGCTTACGGGTCTTTAAGTAAAAGATTTGAAGCTGCGGTAACGAATATAATCAATTTCTTTCCGGGGTCTATTGATGTCCCTTCAATTAGAAGTAACTACACAACTGGTTTAACTGCATCAGGGATTACATATTATGGTAATGAAGATGAAACAAAAATAATTATACCATTAGAGACTGTAAGAAATCCATTTGCAATTAATTTCACAGTAGACGCAACGTCAAATTTAAATAATTTAGGGTTCAATGTTTCAAAGTATCGAAATTTAACTTTAAAATATTTGAGTTATATTTTAGAAATAAACTCAAATCAATATGAGTTAACTTATTTAGAGCCAACAAATTCACTAACTGCTGGAACTTTAACTGTATATGTTAAAGGAAATCCATTTTCAGGTAATTCATCATCTACTGATTTTTATTTAATAAGACCTAACGACACCATAGTTAATGAAGTTTTTAATTTAGAGTTAGGTGAAATTGAGGAAGTTATTTTAAATAGATACACAACTCCTGAATATACTTACACTTTTAAAGTACCGACAGTATCTGATGATGGATTAGTTTATACGTCAATTAGAACCTTAACATTTCCAAAAGACGGTCCGTGGAATTTAGATATTAGAACAGAAGCATTTAACGATTATATCATTAATTTACAAACTGCTGGGGCTGACTTTGATGATAATAAGACTAATTTAATATCTCGATTTTATACGACAAACGCCTTCCAGGAGTTTGATACTAATGATGGGAAAGTAGATAAAGTTCTTAAAATTTATGGTAGAAGTTTTGACGAAACAAAAAAATATATTGATGCGATTCAATATGTTACATCAGTAAACTATAACATTGGTAATGATATACCTTCCGCACTATTAACTAATTTAGCTGAAACATTAGGTTGGGGTATTAATATATCGCCAATATCTAATACAGCTTTTCTTGAATCTGTATATGGTACGACTGAAAATGCGTTTCCTGCTTACTCAACATCTCAAACAAAACAAGATTTAAATGACCAATATTATAGAAATTTAATTCTTAACTCGGCATATCTTTTTAAATCTAAAGGTACAAGAAAGGCGATTGACTTCTTATTAAATTTTGTTGGAGCTCCAAAGGCATTGATTGAATTTAATGAAAATGTTTATTTGGTGGATAATAAAGTTAATATGAATAAATTTAATAATTTATATTCACAGATATCTGGAGGAACATATTCACCACAATTAACAGTATTAGACTCTACTAACACATATGGATTTCATGGGTCAACATACACCGCATATACTATTACTGAAAATGTTGAAACTATAACTACAACAAGAAATGATTATCCTGTTGATAGCGAAGGGTATCCAACAAAACCAACGTACAGTAATGATTTCTTTTTCCAAAAAGGAGAAGGGTGGATTGAGTCAACACCAAAACATAGAAGTCCTCAAATTTTAGTTAATAATGTAAATTTAGTTACAGGACAAACTAGTGTACAAACTGCATTGGAACCTTTTACTTATGGTGGAAAATATTTACAAAGATTTGTTGATTTCCCATACATGAATTTTGGGTTTAGTCTTAAAAAAGAAATTGACAATAAGAAAAGTTGGTATAACCAAACCGATGATTTAAGAAAAAATACTGATGATGTGTTCGATGCTTATTATATTAATACTGACGATAGATTAGTCTTAAATGTTAAAAACATTGATTTATTTTTAAATCCTGCCCAAGCACTAGCTTATGATGTTTGGTACATGTCTAACACTAATAATTACCCAATACCATTTACAGGACTATCATCACCATATCCACAAACGGGTGGAACTGACTGGACATTTATTAATCCTCAACCACAAACCGAAAACTTTTTTGAATTCTATAAAACGTTTTGGAGTAATATGATTAATGTTAGAAACAGAATGTTTTCTTCGGATGGTAAGACAAGTGGATATCCAACATTACAATCATTATTTTGGAAATATTTAACAATGTATCCTGATACAGGAATTGAAAGTAACAATTTCACATATCAGAATATGATTGAATATATTAATGGTTTAGGTGATTTTTGGGTTAGACTTGTTGAACAATTTATTCCTGCAACAACAATATGGAACACAGGTACTAAATTTGAAAATTCAATTTTTCATAGACAAAAATTTATTTATAGAAGACAAAGAGGGTGTCAATTTATTTTAGAAGAAATTCCTGGACCGATATCTACGGGTACTATTTTAACCAATAATTGTGATAGTGTAACATTTAATATTGGTGTACCTGATACTGGAGTTTTAGGATTGGCGGCAAATGCTAAAGCGTTAGAGTTAGCGACTCAAGAGGGTATTAGTAATTATAATATTGTAAATGCTACTTATGGTTATGAATTTACAATTCATAATTCGGATAACAGTATAAGTTATACCTATAGTTATAATAACGGACCAACTTATTATAGTCCAAATACATTACCGTCAAATAATGATTGGGAAAATACAATTAACCAAGGTATCTTATCATTCTCTAATTCAGGATTATTAAATTCAACAGGTGTTCAGGTTATTTATGATTCAAACAATCAAAATTTACAAGTTATTACATTAAGTTGTGATTTTGATGATACTTGGGTTGTTGAAGGATTAAACATATTAATACAAGTAACAATAGAAGGAGTATAATGTCATTTCCATATTACATATCATTAACAGGGGACTGTACTAATAGTTCAATAGGAGCTGCCACTTTAAGTTTTAGTGGTACGTCACCATATACAATTGGTTGGGATAATAATTTATTACCATTACTAACAATAACAGGTAATAGTACAACATATACAGGACTAAGTGCTGGAACTTATACCTTTAATGTTACTGCATCAACTGTACCTGTTAATGACATAACAGGACCTGTCAGTTTTGTAGTCTTATCATCTAATACTGCGACCATTACTACAGGTACTAATCCATCATGTAGTACAGATAATGCTTATTTAACAGTTAATATTACGTCAGGAAATCCTACTAATATCGTTTATTTATATAAAGATTATGCACTAATTAATAGTGCTAACACTGTATTTAATGAGGTATTATTTAATAATCTATCAGAAGGTATGTACTATGCGATTATTGGTGGTGAAGGTACTTGTGAGTGTGAAACCGAATCTGTTGTAATACATACTAATCCGAATGTCTTGGACTTTGATTACTATGTAGTTAATAATCCTGCTTGTTCATTAACTAATGGTAAAATTTATATTACAGGAGTTACAGGAGTTTCACCATTCACATACATATGGACAACTAATATATTACAAAGTGGAGCAACTACAGTTGTTACTGGATTAACTCAAGGTATATATAGTTTAACTATTATTGATGGAAACGGATGTTCATTAACTAAAGATATTGCAGTTGCTAATGCAAATCCTTTAGGTTTAATTACATATACTTTAACATCACCATCATGTTTTGCATCTGACGGGGTTTTAAATTTTTATATATCAGGTGGGACTGGACCTTATTTTTATTTATTAAGTAATGGTGATTCTATTGTTACTTATGATACTGAAGTGACATTTACTAATTTAAATTCGGGGGGTTATACATTACAAGTTACCGATGTTGCATTATGTAATTTTACTACAAGTGTATCATTGGCTGTACCCCAATCATTTTCATATCTATCAACCGAGGTTGTTAATTCACAGTGTCAATACAACGGTGGTTCAATTTTGGCAAATATTTTAGGTGGTACACCACCGTATACTTATACTTTATCTAATAATAGTGGTACTACGAGTATCGTTAATAGTCAATTTACATCAAATAATTTTAGTCAATTAAGTTCGGGTGTATATACCCTAACGATAACTGATTCGAGTAGTGCCTGTACATACGTATCAAATGTAACAGTTTTAAATGTAACATCTTTTGACTTCACATTAACTCCTCAAAGTTCGTACTGTTCTTTAAATTCAGGTGTAATACAGGCTAATGTTGTTCCGAGTACTACCGCGAGTACACTATATACCTATACTTGTAGTAATGGTGATATTTCGGCACCAACAACTGCTACAACATATTCATTCACAAATTTACAACCTGGTAGTTACGATGTGTCAGTTTCTGACCTAACTGGTTGTACCCAAACTAAAGGTACTATAGTTGATTATGTATCCCCATATAATTTTACATTATTTGGTACTGATTGTGTAAATGGAAGTGGAGGAACAATTAGCACGTTAATTAGTGATAGTGATGGTCGTTTTGATT